CCAGATGAAGACCCGATCCCGGACCTTGCGCGCCCCTACGATCCGGGCATTGCCTGACAGGTAGAACTGTTGCGCGTTGGAGTCGGTGCCGATGGCCCAGCGGGTCGGCAGGCGGCTATCCGAGATGCGAACACAGGACTGATTGAAGTTGCCGTTGGCGTCCGTGCATCCCAGCGCCATGATCTGGTCGGTGTCCGGGATGATGATGAAGTTGCACTGCCTCGGAGCATTGTCCAACCCCACGGCGGGCTCGGACGTGTCATTGTTCCAGACGAAGATACCCTGGCCGCGCGGGTTGGCGTAAAGCTCGCCAAAGGACCGGGTGTCCATGCTCCACGTCAGGGCAAAAAAGTCCTCCGAAGAGGGCTCGCCATAGTTCCCGAGGCCGTAAGCGCCCGTCCCGTATCCAGAGCCGCCAGCGCCGTCGATGGCCCCGGCGGAGAAGGTGTAGCCCCCAAGAAGCGTGCCCGACCGCGAGAACGTCAGGCCCGAGGCCGTGCCCGTGACAAAGACAATCGCATTGCCCGCATAGCCCGTCGCGTCCGCCGTTACCGTGACCACATTGGTCGCCGCAGCCGCTGAAACCGTCGCCACGTCGGCATTGATGGCCGCCGCGATATTCGTGGCGCAAGCGTTGACGCTACCGCCAAGCGTGACCTGTCCAGCCGAAGCCCGAGAGGCCTTGAAGGTGAACACCTGCGAGCCGACCGTGAAGGTCTGGTCCAGCGAAGGCAGGGTGGCGACGGTGATGGCTCCAGAGGCCGCCGTGGCCACCGGGGTCACTTCGGCAAGATCGCCGTCCTGCCAGACCCACAGGCCGTTGTGGCATCCAAAGCCGAGGTTGTCCCGGTTGTCGTCGTCGTTCCAGTAGAAGGCCGTTCGGCAGACCCCGCCAAGGGTGTCCTCGGTCAGCTTCTCCCAGCCGCCGATGGTTTCGGGCAGACCACGGACAAACCGGATGTTCTTCCCGCCACGCCAGCAGGGCTTGGAAAAGTTGGTGTCATCGTCATTGAAGCCCGGCGGCAGGTCCAGCGTGAAAATCACTTGCTGACCCTCCAGACGGTAAACGCAAACGCGCCGGGCGTGTCGAACGTGTGGATCGTGTAGGAGCCAGAGGTCGTGACCGTGCCGCCCGTCACCCGAGCCTTGCCGGTCGGATAACGAAGAACGAAACCGCCATGACCGCCCGCCGTGCCCGACGGATCCGAGAAACCGCGCCCCGGGATCGGGTCGTTCGTTCCGGGCCCGGTGCCGCCGCCCGTGCCATACTGGACAGAGGCCCCGGTGATGTCCGAAACCACGCCCGGACCACCAGACGTGCCAGAACCCGGCCCACCAGCGCCGCCGCCGCCACCGCCGACGACGCCCACGTCAGCCTCGCCGCCGTCGTGACCCTGCCCGACAATGCCGCGCCCAAAGCCCGTTACTTCACGCTGGGCACCGCCGCCGCAACCGCCATCAGCGCCCCCAAACGCCCCGTCTCCAGACTTGCCGCCATTGCCGCCACCAAAAGCCCGCCAGAACAGCGCAATCGTATCCCCGCCCCGGGTCCGGGTAATCGAGAGGCCACCCGGGTCGCCCGCCCCAATCGTCCCGCTGTAAACGCCGGGCGGGAGCATGAACCCTTCGGCCTGAACCACACCGCCGCCGCCGCCGCCACCAGAGCCAGCGCCCTTAATTACACCGCCCGCACCGCCAACCAGAAGGCAGTCAAAGGGCCCGATGCCGGTTTGCATGGCCTGACCGCGAAGCCCCATCTGCGGGCGCGGCAGGTCCAGCGCTCCCCGGTTGGCCCCCGCGATCAGGCGGCGCATCAGTAGTTGGAACCCTCGGCGTTGAACACGATCCCGTTCGAGTTGGCCTGAGACGCCGCCGCGTAAAGGCGCTCGTTCGGGGCCAGCAAAAGCGGGTTAAGGTCCGTCAGGCCGAAGTCGGTCGGGGTCTGCGAAGTGTCCGCCGCCTGGGTATAAACCGCCATGAGCGCGGTCAGACACCACCGCTTGGTCGTGCCGCTGTCTGTCGAGCGATAGATTTGCAGCTTCGTCGCCGTGCCGACCGTAGAGCGGGCAATCGCGCTGATTTTGGTGACGCGCGCACCGTTGACCCCCGCCGTGAACAGCAGGGCGTCATTGGTGGGGCTGTCGGTGTAGGTCGTGTTCGCGCCGGTGACGACACAGGTTCCGGTGTTGATGGCCTGCGGCGTGACGATGCTGTTCGGGGTCACGGGCATGATGTTCTCCTAGAGGGCGACGGCGAAGGCGATGGCGAGGCCGGTCACCCGCGCGGCTTCGGTGTCGATGTCGTCGGCGAGGCCGTCCAGCTCGCCCTGAAGGCCCTGAACGTCGGAAATCTCGATGAACTGCCACCCGGCTTGGGAGCCGTCCGTGCCGATGAACTTGCCCGCGTTGCCGGTCTGGGCGGGCAGGTTCACGCTATTGAAAGCGAGGTTGTCGGCGTATTGCTTGTTAACGAAATCGGTCGGGTTGATCGGGCTTCCGCCGCCCGTCATCCGCGACCCGCCCATGTCGGTCTGCTTGAACAGCCAGATGCTGGTGCCGTCCGTCAGGATCGGCCGAACCTCGCCAGCCTTGACGGTGACCGAACTGGAGCCATTGGTAATGGTGCAGTCCGCCGTCGCAGCACGCACCGCCGTAATCTTGGGCCGCCCGGGGATCGTGATCGTTCCAAGCGACGCTCCAGTGTAGTTGATCGCCGCCTGAGTGGCCTGATCGTTGCCGCCGTTGGTCGCGGTAAGGATGGTCGCCCCGGCGGTGGAAATCGTCACCACACCCGCAATGGCGCGGTCGGCCTTGGAGATGACGTTGGCGTTGTTCCGGCTGCCCCAGATATTGGTGTTCTCGCCCGTCTCCTGAAGCTCAAGAGCGAGACTCGGGGTCCACGAGCTAGGCATTACAGCTCACTCCAGGTCTGGTCATACCATTTGCCGTCCAACGCCGTGGCCTCGCCCGGAGCGCCGGCACCGATGTCGCGCACGATGATCTTGCGAGTGTTCCAGAAGGCCGGGTCCGGCAGGTCCGCCACGGTCGCCACGACACGGTGACGGCTGGACTCCCACCGCTCGAACGCGGCCACGATTTGAGACACCAGCAGGCGCGCCCACGGCGGGGCGTCGGCAGGCGTCGGAATGTTCGGCTTCATCAGTCGGCCTTGATGCCGGTCGAAAGGCGCATGGTCGTCTCGGCCTTCAAACGCTTCAGCGCGTCGCGCTCTTCAGCCGTGGCCAGCGCCTGCCCCTCCGGGTCGCGCAGGACGCGATACAGATGTTTCTTGGTCGCCGCGCAGATCAGGTCTTCCGCCTCAGTCGTCCACGCATTGGACAGCGTGTCATCGGTCAGGGCGGGCTGATCGAAGATCCCCAGCGCGGTCAGGGTGTAGGATTGGTTCGGGACCGGATGCAGGCGAAACTGGCCCCCGACCCACGCAAAGTCGGTCGGCTGGCCATTCGAGGCGGTTTCGTTCCACTCCTCTATGACCGCGTTTTCCCGCTGGGTGAGCCAATACTTGACCCCGCCAACGGTGACGAACAGGTAGTCCAGTTGGCGCAGGCCAGACGGGACGTTGACATACTCCGCCGAGGCCGTCGCAGTCCCCCGGCTGTCGTTGAACCAGAACCGGCGGAAGGAATAGTCCTCAATCGCGCGGCTGATTGCGCTTGCGATAGGGTCCGCGAGGTCGTCCCGGTCTACCTCGAACGCGATCCTCTCCTTCAGTTGGGCGAGCGTCCCCATCATCAACCTCCGGTGAAGAAACGGAGAGGGCCGTTAAAGCCCTCTCCGCATAGATCGCCCTACGTCGGCAGGGCTCAGGCCGGGACATACTCGACCAAAATCTCAGCCGTGCCCGCAGTGGCGGCGGTGCCGGTCTGAGCGTAGGTGGCCACCAGGTCGGAGCTGGCCGCACGCACCGCCTGCGCCACAGGGGCGACAGTCGAGGTGTGGGCCGCCGAACCCGCAGCGGTGGCATTGACGAGGGCCGTGGTGGCCCCCGGAAAGCCGACGCTGATGGTGTTGGTCGTTCCCGCATTGAACGCAGTCGGAATGCAGACGATGGTCCGCAGGATCACTGCGCCGGCCGGAACGGCGTTGCTGAGAGTCACCGCCGAGCCGGGGCTGTTGAAGTTCAGGGTCCCACGGATGAAGTGGGTCTGACGAGTGTGATACAGGCGAGCGTCAGGCATGGGTCAGCCCTCCTTAAGCCGAGGCAAACGACGGCATCACGATGGTGCCGAAGTCCTGCGAGTTGAAACGGAGCTTCTTGAGACCGAAGATGGCCCCGGCCTTCACGCCAAGCTGATTGGCATAGTCGAACATCTCTTCGTGCCAGTTCATCGACTCGAAGGAGCTGCCCTTGCCGAAGGCGATGGCCGCCGACTGAGCGCCACACAGGACCGCACGCCGCACGTCGGTGTCAGCCGCTCCGGTGGAGCTGTTGACGCCTTGGGTGACGTAGTTGGTCTCGTGCAGGATGCAGCCGTTCCAGACGCCCAGCGAGCCCTTGAAGATCGGGTTTGCATCCTTCTCCCCGCCTTGGATGCGGGCCTTCTGGATGTCATACCAAGCCGCCGTTTGAGCCTGTCGCAGGTCGCGCACCTGGAAGGGATGCAGGAACACCACGTAGTACTCGTTGCCCTCATAGCGGATCGGGCGGATCGACGGAGACGCCGTCTTCGCCACCGCAACGGAAGCGTCGATGGTGTCCACGGTGAACTTGTTGGACGAGGACAGCGACTCGTCGTTCGCCACGCCGCCCTGACGGACGATGCGGCTGGCGGCGGTCACGGCGTTGTTGCCGGTGTACTTCGTGTCGGACTGCGGAGTGAAGCCGCAGAGCTGGTTGAACAGCGACACGTCGTAGCGGGTAGCCCACCAGTCGGTCAGACCGGCGCGGGCCTCCTCACGGATCGACCAAGGGATGCGCTGGTCGCTCATCTCGCCAGCCGAACGAACGGCATGACGAAGCTGGTCGAGCAGCAGATCGTCCGTGAAGG